GATACGCCGAACGGTTGTGCGCCCGCATTGGTGCCAGGTGCGCCGTACAGGTATGCGCCTGAGCCTGAGCCTTCGCGCAACATCTCCATTTCAGCCCAGTCAGCCGGGTTAACGATGACGGTATCCACCACCTCACCAGCAGCCCACCGGTCATACTTCGCCTTGTTGATGGACTCGACAAGGTTGGCGCCGGATGTTGCAGTGAATGCGGTGAAGTTGCCAGCGTCAGTCAGGCCTGACAGGTTGGGCGTTACGCCGGCGCCTACCAGCAGTTGGCGGTCAATGCGCTGAGCCAGGCCGTCACGCAAGCGGGTGTCGATGTACGCGGCAACCGCAGGCGCATCCGCCAGAAGCTGATTAGACACTTTGATGAAGTGGGCAACCGTCTCGATCTGCACGTTGTATGGCTCGAACGTGATAGCTGACTCAGGCTTCAGTGTGTTCTCTGCAGTTTCTGCGGCACTGTTGGTAAACAACAGTTCGCGCAGTGAGCTGACAGAGTTGCTTGCTACGGTGATGGTCGGGATCATCTGACGAATGGTCAGAGGTGCGAAGCTGCCGGGGATTACTCCAGGGCGCTGCATCTCAAACGGCATGTTGTCGCCAGTGACTACGGTGTTTTTGACTTCGATTCGGGCTTTTTCGCGCTCGCCGGAAGCCATCGCCTTAAACTGGGCGGAGTTGATGAACTCGGCACCGGCAGTTTTTGCCTTCTGCTCTTCGATAGATGCCGGAGTCTGACGCTGTGCCAGGTCTGCCAACTCGTCGCGCATTTCCTTGTACTTCGCGGAAAGCTCGTCGATGGTTCCGGTCAGCTCTGTTGACGCCTCGCCGTTCTTTTCGATTTGAGCTGTGTGCTCCTTGAGTCGTGAATCCAATTGCGCTTGAAGGCTCTTAAAGCCGTCTTCAACTTGGGTTTTGATTTCGTCGGTCATGGTGTTCTCCTGATGATTTAAAGTTTGCAGTGCTGGAATGCGCTCGCAATCACTGCGGGCTGGCTTTTAAGGTCAGAATCGCTCTGAACTAGGGACTTGATTCGAGACACCAGCGTCTGCGCTTCAGTCCTCGAAAAGCCGCCTGCATCACGCAGGAGGCGCTCTACTTCTTTCAGTGATCCAGAGTCTTCAATAGCAGACTTCACATCACCAACTTGTGCAGCAAGATCGGCAGGCGACTCCACAACGCTGACCTCAACAAGATCAATCTCCTGTAGATCATAGCCGCCAGTCTCATTTTGCGTTTCTTTAATGGTTCGGTAGCCAATGGATAGCCCAGTGACTGCACCGTGCTTCAGTAGTGCGTAAGCGTCATCAGCAACGGAGTGGCCTTGTGTTAGCTCGCCTTCAACGTACAGGCCCGTCTCGTCCTCTTTCATGTTTACCCACTTACCAATGATTGGGCCGTGGTGATTCCATCGCATAGCAATGGGCCGGGGCCTTTCTCCGATGGTGCTCTTGTAAGCGCCTGGCATGATGGTGTCACCGTAGCTATCCACCCCGCCGAACACTGAGGCATAACCGCTGAACTTGCGGCCATCGCCGGTCATTTTCAGACCGGTTGCGTCAAGGTTAAGATTCTTCCGTTTCATCAGGTATCTCCCCAGGCTTTTGACCTGCTTGCTGGATAGGCACCATGGCACCTTGGATAAGTAATTGGTCGCCGCCGTCGAGGGCTGGTTTGCCTTCGCTGATGCGGGCCTCGTTTGGCGTTAGCTGTCCGGAGTTGACGGCAATTCGATTGCCTTCCATTCTGGTTTTAAGATCGGCTCGTAAGAGTGCTGCGTCAAAATCGAACTCGCATTCATACTTGTCTGAGTCGCCTGCATCCATAAGCCACCGGGGAACCGAAGCCTCAAACTTCTCAAGGTAGGGCCGAAGGTTCAGCTTGTAGAATGCAGACAGGATCTCGTACACATTGGATCCAAGGGATGATTGCCCGAAGGTCTGGTTTAGCAAGATTGACGGCACGCCAAAGAACCGGCCAATATCTTCAATCTGGAAGCGCCTTGACTCCAGCAGTTCAATATCTTTCGGGCTCATGCTGACCTGGCTGTAATTCATCCCGGCCTCAAGCACGAACAGCTTATCTTCGTTGCCTTCTTCCAGACCCGCGAAGGCTGCCCGGACTTGGGTTCGCTGCTCTTTGGTCAGCGTCTTGTCAATGGTCAGGATGCCGGAAGGCTTCGCGCCGTTGCTGTAAATCTTGCTTACGCGGTTGTCCGCTGCAATAGCGATCCCGATAGAGTTGCGGGCATATGACAGTGGAGACAGCCCCACAATGCCGTTACCGAAAAGCTTGACGTGCCACATCGTTTGATCGGTGTAGACCTTGACGTTTGCGCCGGTCGTGTAAGTGTGAATCACCGTGCCATCGGTTAGCAGTGTCGTTTCAATCTGCGAGGATGAGACAGGCAGCAAGCCGATAATTCGCTTACCGGAGCGCTGAATGATTGCGTAAGCGTTGCCGCTGATGGCAAGGTTCAAGGCCATGCTCTCCCAGAACTCAACGTCTGTCTGGTACTGGTTTGGCCGGGATGTAAGCACGCGGTGCAACGGGTGATCCGTCGCCACTTCGCGGCCCTTGTCCGTGATCTTGTAAACGTTGAACGGCATGGAGCCGATGGATTCAGAGATGAGTTTTACCGCCGCCCATACCGGGCTAATCTGCATAGCGGTATCAAAGTTAACGTCAGCCGCCGCCATGGTTCCGTAGCTGCTGGGCATACCTGATTGCAGCCCGTCAACTCGCGGCGGTGCTCCCGGTGATCTGAAGAATCCGCTAAGCGAACTAAATAGGCTCATTAGAGTACCAATGGGTCGGAGAGAAAGGAGTCCATATCTATGCCGTCACCTTCATGGCCACCCGCTACACCAAGGGCCATAGCCAGAGACACCATTCCGTCGATTCGGCCGGTGGCCTTGTGTTTGTCGAGCTTGCGATTGTTGGCCGGGTCTTTTGTGATGACTGCGTTAGCAGCACACATGGTCAGCACCGGATGCATTCCGTGGCGCAGCCTGCCGTTAAGCAGATCGGATTCCAGAGCATCAATGGCGGGGCTCATATCCTTGAAGCCTTGCCCGAACTCGATCATCGGAAAGTCAAGGCCAAGGGTTTCAAGCTCTTTCTTGAAAACGTCCATCCTCCAGCGGTCAAATCCAATCAGTTCAACGTCAAGATCCGCCAGAATTTCGGCCATTTCTGCAGCGACAAAACCATAATCAACCGTCGCGCCGGGGGTTGTTCGCAAGAATCCTTCCCTTGCCCATACGTCATAAGGCGACCTGTCCCGCTTTGAGCGCTCGCGGATGCCCTGTTCCGGTGCCCAGAAGTAGGCTTGAACGTGCCGGACGCCCTCTGAATCGGTGCCGCAAAGCACTAATGAGGTAAGGTCTGTCCGTGCTGACAGGTCAAGCCCGCCATAAACAGGCATCCCGGTCAGGTCGCTGGGCGGTTCGCCGCACGATTCCCATACCGACTTGGAGACAAACGGAGAAACGGTTGACACTCGCTGATTCAGGCAAAGATTCCTGAACGTGTTCTCTGAGCTTGGCATTCTGTTGGCTCGCTCTGCCTGCTTCTCAAGATCTGCCAGCGACCGAAACAACCCGAGGGCAGGGTTAGCTTCCTTCCATGCCTTTTTGCTTATCAGCTTGCTTTCAGGGCTGGCAGAGTAAACGTGGCTGACTATGTGCGGGTCTTTAGAGCGCTCAGCATCGTCCAGCCACACGGAGAACAGGTCTGCATCAGTGGCGGCCTGCGTGCTTATGGCAATCAATAGGGGGTTGTCGTGCGCGCCCTGCGCGGTTGTGATCGCGTCAATAAAATCATCTTGCGGGCCTCTGACTTGGCCCACTTCGTCCAGTATCGCAAGCACCGGAGATAGGCCGTGTGTGGTCTTGCCCTCTGCAGCTAGCGCCTTGTATTCAACGTTCATGGGCTTGCCGATCAACCGCTTACTGCTTGGGATAATGTGAACGATCTCCTGCAGGGCAGGATTAAAGTTAATCATCTTGCAGGCCAGGTTGAACACAATGCCCGCTTGCTCTCGGCTCATGGCGCCAGACACTATCTGCGAGTTCTGCTTAGCCTCTGGCCCGACCAGGTGTGCAAGCAAGATGCCTGCAATCAAACCGGTCTTTCCGTTCTTTCTGGCGATGCTTAGGAATGCGGTGCTGGTTCCGGCCTTGTTGTCATAGACTTGGCGAAGGAATCTCTTCTGAAACGGTGCCAGTTTAAGCGGCTGGCC